ATATAAGTGTGTCATATGGTATATGAACTTAGGCGCACCTACAATGGAACAAAGTGGTTTAATTAGTATCGTAGTTGGTGCTGGTGCCGCATGGTTCGGTCTATACACAGGAAGTAGTAAGAGTAAAAAATAATGGCAATAAAAGAATCAGATATAAAAAAACTATTTAAAACTATTATGCAGGACACAATGAAAACTGTGTCTGCTGGTAGAAAGACTGTTATTGCTCCAACGCAAGTTAGAAACATTGCGAAAGAGATTATATCTGAGGCTGAAAGTGGTAGTATAGAAAAATTTGAAAGAGCTTTAAATAGAACAGAATCTATTATAAAAGAGTTAGGTGTAAATATTGGAGATTTTAATAAGGGTTTGGGTAAAAGAATAGAGGAATTACGAACTCAAAGAGATACATCTGCTAAAGAAGTAGAAAAGTTGAGAGCAAGTAATATTGTTGCTGAAACAAAATCTATCAAAGAAGGTAGGGAATATAGAATAGAAACTAATATATTAACCAACCAAGAAATCAAACAACGAAAAGATTTATTAGAAGTCAACACACAAAGAGTTGATGACCTAGAAAAGAAAATTATAAAAAAACGAGAAAAAATACTTGAAGGTGATGAAGTCACACAAGATCAAAAAGAAAAAATATTAGCTGATGAAAAAAAACTTGCTGATTTTAGATTTAAATTAGAAAAAGAAGACGAAACACTTAATCCTTTAAAAGCAGAAGAAGGTGAAAGAGGACCTAATTCACAATTTTATGAAGAACTAAAAGCACCATTTGTTGCTGTAGGTGATGCGTTTATGTCATTAAAAGATATAGGTATGGATATTGTTGGAGTATTTAAATTTCTTACAACAGGTGGATTTATGAAAGGTCTTAAATCTTTGAAAAAAGGAATAATGGCTCTAGGTAAATTCTTCATGTCAACTAAAGTATTAATAGGTCTTGCGATTGCTGGTGTGATTGCTGGTATAGTTTATTTTAAAGATGAAATTATGGCTATAGGTAAGTTTATAATGGGAATACCTGGTATGATTATGGACGGCTTGACAAAAGTATTTACTATGTACACAGATTTTTACAAGACAATGATAAATGCTGTTATCAAACTTATTAACAAGATACCAGGTGTCAATATAGGTTTGCTTGAAACTTCTTCTATGAAAAAAGAAAGAGAAGAAGGAGAGAAACAAGAAAGAATTAAAAAAGGTGCAGAAGAATATTCTGATGCTGGTGAAGTAAATACACAAAGTGGATTTGTAGATAAAGGTGGATTCTTAGAACCAATAAGACAAGATACTGGATTTAACGATAACGCAGGTATGGGTAATGAACAATCTAATGTTGTTTATGACAAGCGTGCCAAGTCAGCAATACTGATGAATAGAAAAGTTGTTGGAGATCAATTAAGAGGAACAGGCGAAATTGGAACAGGTGATGCGTCAACTGCTAAAACTTTATTCCAAGAACAGAAACAAGCTAAGATGTATGATACTGGTGAAGTTCCACCTGTTATATTAAACAATCAAAATAAATCTACGGTTTCTACTAGTGGAACTAGTGTGACAGGATTTGTACAGAATAAAAATGTTGATGATACCTTTACTAATTTAAATTATGTAATGCCTTAATATGAACCTAAATCTTTTTCAGTAATCAATTTAAATTCTGCGTCATTATCTTCACAATAAGATATTGCTGCTTCCCATTTCGCTCTATTCTTAATATATTCAAAACTATCACGCATAAATGATTTTGTTTTCTTTTTAGGTGTTTTTGGTGGTTTACATTGACGAGATGGTTTAATCTCAATGATGAGTTTCTTGCCTTTACTAGTCTTTACAATAAAATCAGGAAAGTATCTATGATATTTTTTGTCCAATGGACTATAATATCTTATTGCTAATTCTTCACTAGCCCAGTTAAGTATATCTGGATTGCGATCACAATATAGCATAAACTTCTTTTCTAGGTTAGACCTATACACTATATTGTTGTGATTACCCACATATTTTTTGGGGTTTATTGGTTGATAAATTCCTTTATATGATTTCTTCATGGTGTTATAAATATTACTAATATATAAGGATATTTAGTATGGCTTTTACAAGTAAAATTTCAAGTGTTTTAAAAGGGGCAATTAAGAACCAGGTTGCCAATTCAATAGGTAGTTTGGCTAACAATCTTATAAGTGGACAAAATCAAACAAATAAGATTGCGGCTAAGTTATTAAATAAATCACCTTTAGAAATAGACAATGTTAGTCCTATGGCTCACATGAAGGAGAATCCGTATCAATATGGTACGGTGTATTACCCTAATGAAACAGCAAATTTAGGGGAAGGACATTATGTAATATTTGATGTTATAATGCATAATGCGTCAAAATTTAAATCTACAAGTTTTAATAATGGTAGAATATCAACTAATAAAGATACACTTGTTGGAGAAGTAAATAGCTCATCAAAAACTAATAATAGTGTTGCGGCAATCAAGGCAGGAATTGGTGCATCAGAAAGAGTACAAGGTGTTAAATCAGGGTTAAATGAAAAGACACCAACACACACATATATTTCAGATAGTATTATCCTATACATGCCTGCAGCAGCTTTAAAGTTTAATTACGGAGCAACTTATGATACACCATCAACAGGTATTGCTGGTCTAATAGGACAAGGAATAGGTGACTTTAGAGATACAAAAGGATTTGTAGAGAAATTAAAATCAATGGGTAGTGTCGGTGGTGACGCTGTAAAACAAATTGGTAGAAAGGCACTATTTGGTGCTGCTAGTTTGATACCAGGATTTGAAGGTGCTGAAGCGGCATACGATAAAGCATTAGGACAAGCAGTTAATCCACAAAACGAAGTGGTGTTTCAATCAGTACCATTTAGAGAATTTGACTTTCCTTTTGAATTTGCTCCAAAGAATGCAAAAGAAAAAGATAATATTCATAAAATTATTAATATGTTTAAGTTTCATATGATGCCTGAATATCAAGGAACAACTAAAGGATACTTCAATGTACCATCAGAATTTCAAATAACTTATATGTATAGAGAAGAAAGAAATACATACATACCTAGAGTTAGTCGTTGTGTATTAAAAAATATGAATGTGGACTATGCGCCAGAAGGTGTGATTTCATCTTTTATACCAGATGAACAAGGTGCTGCGCCAACATTAGCAACAATGAGTTTGTCATTTACAGAAACAGAAATAATGACTAAAGAAAGAATAGCAGACGGATATTAAATATGTACTTTTCTAAATTTCCACAAGGGTTGTATGACATTAAAGGTGATGGTAATAAAAAACTTGTCACTGATATAATGAAACGAGTTAAAGTTAGAAGTAAAATTGCTGACGAGATTTCCTTATATGATGTATATGATGTACCAAGTGGAGAGAGACCAGAAGATACAGCATTTAAACACTTTGGTGATTCAGAATTACATTGGATTATTTTAATGACTAATAACATCACAGATGCTTATTATGGTTGGCCATTATCGGATTTAGAATTTGAAACATACATAATAGAAAAATATAGTAATCCAGATGCCATACATCACTATGAATTAACACAATCAAGTGGACCACAAAAAGGTAATGGTCCAGATGACTATTCACATAAGATAGAAGTTAATAGTACAGAAGTTGGTGCTCAATCAGTATCCAATAGAGAATACGAACAAAGATTACAAGATCAAAAAAGACAAATAAAATTACTACAACCACAATTTTTAGGAATAGTAATGCAAGAATTTGAAAAATTAATTAGCAAGTAGTGAAAAATGTACAATGATATTAACACCGAACAACTAAACAGAGCAGGACAATATTCTTTATCAGATGTCCAGTTAGTTTCTTATCAATCATCACAAGGTCAAAGCAATCCTAAAAGAATATCAGTTAGGTCGCTTGTGACAGAATTGAACATATATGAAAGTCTAACAAACAAAACTCTATCAGGCAATATCGTACTCACAGACGCACAAAATGTTGCCAATCACTTACCACTTACAGGATTTGAAGAAATAGAATTTAAACTATTCACACCAGGAACAAGTAGAGCATTTGACTTCACATCTGCCACTGGTCACCCAATGAAGATATACAAAATATCTAATCGTCAAGGACTAAATCCAAGAACTCAAATTTATGTACTAAACTTTGCTAGTAAAGAAATGATAACTAATGAACAAGTAAGAGTACGAACTGCCAATGAAAATACTATTGACAACACCGTATTATCAGTGGTAAGAAACAATCTAAAATCAGATAAAACTTTAATACTAGAAGAAACAAAAGGTATACGAAAGTTTGTTATGCCAAGAGTAAGACCATTTGAAGCATTAGATATACTTGGTAAGTCTGCAGAAAGTAAAAAATACAATACTCCAGGAATGTTGTTTTACGAAACAGCGATAGGATTTCAATTCAAATCTTATGAAAGTATGTTAGCAACTTCATCAGCCATTGCTAGACCTGTGGTTGCATTATATCGTAGTATTCCAGCGAATATACGAGATGAACAAGGAAATAGGAATGTAATAAAAGAAATGCAGACTGTAAAGAACTATCAATTAAATAGTCAATATGATACACTCAAAAATTTACGGAACGGAGTGTACAGTAGTCGTGTGGTATCCCATGATGCATATAACAAGACATTTAAAGAAACAGACTTTGACTATGCGACAGAGTATGAGAAAAGTTTTCACACAGAACATGATGGTGAAGGTGCCAAGACGGATAACAAGGGTATTCTGCCATTGTTTAATTACGATAAAGGAAAGACTTTTAGTGATTTTCCCGAAGGCACATTATATTTTATGAGTAATACGCAGAAAATACATAACACTTCAGAAACACCAGATTACTTTGATACCTTTCCTAAAAGACTATCACAAAAGCTTGCGTTTGAAACAATGAATGTATCGTTAGATGTACCAGGATTTACCGGTATCTCTTGTGGTGATTTAATTGCTTTTGAAATGCCAGCATACGAACCGGTGGGAACAGACAATCCATTTGATAACGACCCTTACCTATCTGGCAGATATTTAATTAAAGCGATAAGACATAGTATAGATACAGTTGATGACTACCACAGCATGAATATAGAGATAATCAAAGACGCTGTTAAAGACCCTTATCCACAAGAGAATTTAGATGTATTATCCGAAAGAGGAAATAAGGATAAACTCAATGTACTACAATATGAACTAGATGAAACAGTTTTAAAAGAAGCAGGAGATACGGTATAACTTTCAATCCCTCAGAGGCTCGCTCGCTAAGGGGTATGTAAGCGGTTGCTACAGGTGGCTATGAGAGAAACTATACTATATAATGTAAGTGAGAATAAACACAAATAATTAGAGGAAATAATGAATATTAAAGAAGAAATTAAGACAATCATAGATGACTACTCATTTGCGAAAGATGAGGCTCGTGTAAGAAACAATATAATCAGAACATACAAAGGGCCATCGGAAGCCGCAGAGAGCCATTGGAATTATGTACAACACCCTATTTTACTTAGAATTAAGGGCCTTCTTGCGAGTTTTAATTGTATTAACAAGGGTAAATAGAGATGAGCAGGAGATGAGCGCCAGTTTGCGTACGGTATATTTAAATGCTATTAAATGGCGTAAAGCGTGCTGTTTAAAACGAGAGGCACATCGGTAGAAATAAAATATGTTTAATCAGAATTTTTTAGGAATGGCAGGCTTTCTATGGTTCGTTGGTGTAGTGGAAGATCGTATGGATCCAACATACACAGGCAGACTGAGAGTAAGAGCACTTGGCCATCATACAAGTAATAAAATAGAATTGCCAACCGGCGATCTACCATGGGCGCAGGTTGTTCTTCCAATTACATCTAGTGGTATATCTGGTATGGGTCAAACGCCGTTGGGTCTAGTAGAAGGCTCTTGGGTGATGGGATACTTTAGAGATGGAGAGAGAAGACAAGAGCCAGTGATCCTTGGTTCTTTGCCTGGAAGGCCATCGGAGTTAGGAAGAACGACTAAAGGTTTTTATGATCCGAACTTTAGATTGGATAGCGATGGGAATCCAACCGAGATCTCTGTTTACCCTAAAGAGATTGATGAGCCGGATACAAACAGATTAGCCGTTAACAATCCCGATAAAGAACATACATCTCTTACCAATAGAAAATCATCTCGTATAACGGGTATTCCTACAGCTGACTTTAACAGTAGCACTAACTCTGATGGCAGTGTTATGGAGGCCAGCGATGGCGACACATTTGACCAGCCGGCGATCCCATACAACGCTGTCTATCCTTACAATCATGTCTATGAGAGCGAGAGTGGCCATGTCAAAGAATATGACGATAGCTTTGTCATAGATGAAAATGGTGTAAGAACAAATCATTATCGTATCCATGAGCGCCACAGTAGCGGTACTTCACAGGAAATAGATAATGCCGGCAATCAAACAAACATTATCAAGTCTAGCCATTATCAATTAATTAGTCAGAATAAGAAAGTATATGTAGCCGGCAACTCAGACATTACAATAGATGGCAGACACAAGCTCTATATCAATAAGAGTAATACAGCTAACAATCACTATGATATACAAATAGGCGCCGGCGCTTCCGTTAATATACAAGTAGATGATGGCGATGTCAATGTACACACAGTCACAGGTAAAATCAATATGAATGCCGGCGGTGACTACAATCTTAAAGTGGGTGGCAATATGAATGTGTTAGTAGAAGGAAGTATCAGTGAGACCGTTGAAGGCAGCAAGACAAGTAATACTACTGGCGCCGTTGTTCACAGAGGCTCTACGATAGACCTTAACCCTTAGAAATTTGCGAGAGACCTTTTGACCTTTGTCCAGCTAGAGCCAGCAGTTAATCTATAAATGTAATAACAACTTTAAGGTGCCTCTGTAAGGGGGTGGCTGGCAAACTACGAATACAAGCTGAGTCTTTATATGAAATTTTTTTTCTCGTATTTTTTGGGGTGCTATAGGATTGACATATATACTACAATGTGATATAATGGTTAATGATATGAATTATGAAATAATAGATAATTACTTACCTAAAGACAAACATGCTGCTCTTGTAGGAATGATTGAAAATAGAGAATTTGAATGGTACTTTATAAAAGGTATCATTACAGCGAATGATGGAAGTTATATGTTTAATCATAGATTTTATAATAGTGATAATGGTGCGATACAAGAAAGTAAATGGTTTACAATGGTGAATGAACTTTTATTGACATCATTGAATTATACAAAGTTGTTTAGAGTGAAGTGTAATTTATATACACAACAAAAGTCGCCTCCGGGTCTATGGCATTCCGATCATACCTTTTTTCATAAAACTGCGATTTACTACATTAATACAAATAATGGTTATACTGAATTGGAAAATGGAAAACAAGTGGAAAGTGTTGCCAATCGCTTATGTATATTAAAGGAGCCGATTGCTCACCGAATCATTAATCAAACGGATACGCCGTTAAGAAGTAATATAAACATCACTTACCTATGATAACAAACATCTTTACAACACCGTTATACACGACCACCTTTGATCAGTTAAACAATGTGGAAATGGTGGATTATTGTTATGAATACAAATCTAAAGTAAAAGGTGTACAAATCTCAAATGACATTGGTTATCAATCGCCACAATTACAAGGCGAACATGGTCCATTGAATGAATTGTTAAAAGAGATTGATTACACAACAAATGCGTTTGCACAAAGATTGGGATTAACAATGCCCACTTTCATTGACAGTATTTGGATTAACATTAATAAACCCGGCGCTACCAATATGGAACATCGCCATCCTAAAACAATGCTCAGTGGTGTGTTTTATCTAAAGGTTCCACAGAACAGTGGTCGTATCGTATTTACAAATCCAATTTCAAATTTTGACCTGATATGGACTGATGATTACATTGATAACTATACGCCTTTCAATTCAGAGTGTCATTATCACATGCCGATCAATAATGAGTTAATACTTTTTCCAAGTTGGCTAAGTCATAGAGTAGAAAGAAATAACTCTGACTCTGACCGTGTTTCTCTTGCATTTAATTGTAGTCCTATAAAGTCTTAATCTTATACATAGCTATGTTGAGCGCCCACAGGGAACCATAGAGTCTATAAATAATATAACAACAAGCGACATCTTCATACACACACTGATAATATCATAATACAAGGAAGGTTATGTATTGTCTAAATTTAAAAAAACTGTAAAGCGACTTAAAAGACTAGCACCTAAAGTGCCCGACTATACTTGTCCCGACATTGACTTTATTGTAGATAAGGTTGAAAACCATAGTGGGTTCACAAAGTTTAGAAAAAAACTACTTATTAAGAAACTAGAACGACTACGAGTACAGAATGAATCGTTAAGAGAACTAGGGGTGTACTGGTATAGAAAGTTTAAGGATTATCTTGTTGATTTAATCTAATGCCACCTACCAGCGACTCTAAAAATTAGCGAGCAATCTCTGTTGACTTTCTCTAAATAGTAGTGTAAACTAATCTTATGTATTTAAAAGAATTAAAAAAACTGAATTTTCTCGGGACCTCCAAGTTTGAAGAAACAAAGAGTAAGATTGTAATTCGTAGTAAAGATCGTACTACAATACAAGAACAATTAGAGAAGTATCTAAAAAGTAAACGAATTAAATTTACACAAAGAAAGAAGAAGACAGAACTTGATATTACAGGTTCTCCTCAAATACTTATATTCAAACCTCTTAAAGCAAAAGGATCTGGTGGATTAAAGTTTGAAGACCAATTTACCTCTGACCTGAATGATTGGTTTAGTGGAGTTGAATATAAAGATTTAAAAAGTGGAGATACCATAAAACTACTACAACAGAAGTTAAAGTTAAAACAAAATAGTAAATATAAAGCAGAAGGAGTGGGAAGTCGTAATTCAAGGAGACCTCCTGTTTTTTCTGGAGGTAAGTTAATAATTACTAATAACTCTGGACTAGCTGTTTCTGATGTTGATTTAAAAGCTGATAAGATATATTACTTGTCTTTAAAATATACTGGTTCATTTTACATCTATAACGGAAGTGTAGGAAGTTTCTTTGAACAATCTAATACTAAAAAAGGTATTAATGAGTTTTTTGGTTTCAATGGGTATTTAATGGGGAAAGCATTTGGAAAAGAATATGCAACTACAACCAAAGCTCCTAACTATACAATCATTAAGAAGAATTTAAAACAGCTTATAATTGAGGCATTAGGACCTGATGTTGTACTAGTCAATAAAATATCTCAAGGAATTAATACTGTCTCCGTAGTTAAACGATTTAATCATAAAGTAGATATAGGTACTTTGAACAAAGATAGTTATTTGTATGCTGAAAAAGGGGTTCGTAAATATAATAATATAAAATTTAATGCTTCTATAAATGGAAATAACTATGTGGTATCCTTTCAATTCAGAGGCACTACATCAACTGACACAGGTCCTCGTTATTTAAGAATCCTTTTACAAAAAAAGTAATTGAAAGAATAGAGTTTACTAAATAAAAGTAAACTTTGTGAAGTATAAACGAAGCGAATACACCTCCTATCAACCAAACAATCCACTCACCATCTATTTCCGTAAGCTAATTGAAAAACCCATAAATAGTAATACAATCGTTTATCCTGAAACGGACGGAAGTAAACCACAAAGGTTGAAGAAACGCTCTTTTAAAAGGAGAAAGTATGGACTTAATAAAAGACCTACGAGCTCAAAGAAAAGAGATAAGCCGACAGGTCTCTCAAAGAGCTCAGTTAAGAAAAAGAAGTAAAGATAGTGTTGCCAGACCAAAGGCAAAGAAAAATCTTTTTTCTACCGATCCACGATTACAAGGGATTTAATGTTTAGTATTTACGAAAAGATTATAGGATATTGTTTACTAGGTTATATGGGTTATATAATAATCTGTATGATACTAGGTACTTTTGATATTATCTAATTTGGTACAGGCGGGTTGAGTTGAACAACCGACTTCTATTCCACAAATAGGTGTTATACCGTTTAACTACACCTGCCTGTGTTAATGAATGTATGTATATGCTAAACCAACAATAGTGATTGTTGATAATACTAGATTGGTTGTGATAAGTGCGGCTTCTTTCCACATGATAGAAACTGCCAACCAACACAATCCTCCAGCTAAAGTAGCGAGAGGTCCTAAAGGATAAATCGCAAGTGAGTTAGCACCTACTCCTACCATTAGAAATCCTGTCGCAATCCATTTTAAATATTTGTCCATTATATAAGTTTTACCAATATGATTACCTGAAGACATAGTATCACCACTGGAACAATAGTTCTAATCAACTCCATTGTGTGATTGTATTCGTCAAGTTTTCTTTCTAATTTATTTCTTTTATTTTTCATTATCTTAAATATAATGGTCCAGTCCATTGAATAGCATAATTACCGTCAAGTACATTACCTCTAGCACTATTCTTTGCTGGAGCTCTCCAACTTGCAGGTTTAAGTATATCACCCATTTTAAATTTATCACCATCTTGTTTTACGATAAACGCTTTAACAGAATTATCGTTAGTCACTTTAATAAACTTTTGACCTACGATAGTCTTAAAACCATCTTTGTATTCGTTAAACATTTTGTTTCTTACAGTATCGTCTTTACTGTGATAACTAAACTTATCATAATCAACAACCATGGCGTCAATCATTTTACCGATACCAGCTAATAGTGTTTCTGATTTTTCTGATACTTTAATCATTATTTTCCTCCATTTATATAATATTCATTTAAGTCGTTCCAAGATGATTTTTCTCTCACTTCTGCTTCTGCATATAATGATTGAGAAAATAGCGTCATCAAATAACTAGTGACACC